TCAGGCTTGTTATTCAACATTGTGAGTGGTTCACCTTGATTGTGTTTCAAGATGTCTCCATTCTCTATGTTTACAAGGGCGTTTTTATTGCTCAAAGAACCATCTGATGTCTGAAATACTATCTTTGAAGCTAGGTCTAACTGGTCTTTAATCTGTTTCTGTGAGTGATTTACCATCCATTGTGCCTCAAATAGGTTCTTTACTGCCCCACCAGCATAAGTCTGTCCGTCTTTCTTGATTAAGTGTGAGAGTAAATAAGGACTTCTGGCTTCTTTCCCTTTGTAAAAAGTGATAGATTTAGCCTCTGTTTCTTTGTCTGTGCTGGCCTGAAAGGTAACAATATGCATCTGTTGCGCAAACTCTTCATCATCTTCTTCATCATCTGTTAAGAAAGACAGGGGTAGATTGCCGTGTATTTCATATACGCAGTAATAATCACTCTTGTTGTCCTTTTGATTACCGCCTATATCTTTGCGAGTTGTTGGGTTTTCTAGAAGTTGTTTAACGAGGTCTTTGTCGTAAGATTTGTTCTGTTTTAATTGCGCTCCTGTCATCCAAATCTTCTCAATTACTGGGTTATTATCAAAATCAACTGCATCCACAATAACATTGTTCCAATCTAATACTTGTGAGTGCAAATCTCCGTCTTTCTCTATGAACTTTGAAATTGCTGACCCGTGAGTGGCTAATGTTAAACCCCAATCATTTAAGAACTGACCAAAGTTTTGTTTCTTCATCCATTCTTGCAGTTTGAGTGAAGCAAGAAAGGCTTTTAATTCATCAGCTAACTTTGTAGCCCTGATTATGATATTCTTTCTATCAATGTCTGTCGCCCTATACCAAGTGTTTCTGTGAGCTATACAGATGTTGAAGAAAGGTTTTGGTCTTCCTAGACTGTCAGTATCTCCTGATGTGAATTTGGAGTTAATATAGGCTTCGGTCTTATTTATATCGTCTCGCATTGAATACTCAACATATTCGGAGAACTGTGTAGTCCCGAAGTCATCTAGCTTTTCCATCGCCCTCACTAATTCTGGGATGGATTTATACATACTAAGAATTATCGGCTGGTTTGAATTTAACAGTTGTTGTGCCTGTATTACCAGTTGTGCCAGAGATGTTTACATTACACCATCTAAAATTATTTGAATTGGCCTCAAATAATCTAACATCTGTGGAATTTACCCAGCTTACACCTGTATCACCATCTATACTCGTTCCATTCTCTGTGTCTATCATCTGAACATAATCCCACATATTTGTTGCGCTTTGAGCTGAACTCCAAGTCGGCTCTGTATCTGACAAAGAACAAGCTAATTTAACTGTGCTTGTTGCGCCAGTCGCTCCAATAGAAATACCGAGATTGCGATAATAAACTACGCTTACGGCAGTCCCCCAACCTGTAACAGCACCAACAGAAGATGTTACTGTTGTTTCTAGGGTATTCTCTCTATACCCAAGTGTTACTGGATTATCTTTAATTGGCAAAAAAGAGACTACTAATAGCCCCAAGCCAACTATTGCCAGTAACACGCCAATGACTTTTAATACTTTTGACATATTATTTTTCCGACGAGTTAAGTATATTAAATTTATTTGTTTGAAATCTTGTTTCTTGTGCTCGTATTACACTTGCGGATTCTCCTTGACCATTTAGTCCATATCTTATTGCATCCATTGGATTACTCCACTCGTGTATTGAATCGTCTGGTACAGGCAAATGATGTCCGTCTCTTTTATCCATTTCCCAAACATAATTCTGATAGGCAGTGATTGTCTTCTGGCTTTTCCTTGTTAGACTAATCTTTTGGTCTGCCACGAATTGAATACCCTGATTAACTGAGCCTGAACCTTTCTTTGCTCCTATGATACTAACTCCATAACTAGCTATCTCATCTATGCTCTTTGGTTCTGCGCTGTCTGCTATTACAAGGACTTGTTCGGGTTGATTAAGTAATAAGTCTGCGATTGATTTGTTACTAAGTCCTTTTCTGTAACAAAGCTCGTCTATGATATATCCTCCGTTGTATTGGTAAATATTCTCAATTACAGTCGGGTCTATTGAATATCCAAAGTCTAAACCTCTCCGCCACAATCTTGCTTCGTGTGGTATCTCATCAATAATCTGCCAATCTGTATATATTCTCCCTTCAACTGTGTTTGGCTCTCCTAACCATTTGTGTTTGTAAAGTGCTGGTCTCTTTAATCTGTCATCCTCTATCTCTTCAAGAACTGCCTTTGGTAGCCATCCATACTTTTGTGCTACTGGGTAATTTACGTTGATTATCAGGGAATTGGGTCTTCCCTCTAAAACTAATCTCTGGTGTATAGGGTCTAGTTCTAATAAGCGATTATAGGTGTAGATTATCTGGCTTCCCTCTTCACGGATTGTTGGTGTAAGAACTTCTAGGGAGGCTTTTGAAACTGTCTGCGCTTCTTCTACCCACGCTATTTTTATTCCTTCAATAGACTTTATACTCTGTTCGTTTCTGTAAAGACCCTTGAAAAGAAAGTCCGAACCATTGTATCTATTGACTATTGAGTTATCTGTTATCTCAAAATCTGTTAGTCCGTATTTCTCTATAAGGTCAGCGAGTAATTGATGAGAACTCTCTGCTATGCTATTCTGGAACTCTCTGAAACAAGCTACTCTTATCTTTGACATCCTTGCTCGTATAAGCAAAATCCTCGCCACTGTGTGTGATTTAAGCGAGTAACGTCCACCATATACCGCTGCCTCACGCCAGTCATTATCTAAAAGTCTCTTAAACTCCTTCGGTATCTCCATTGTTACCATCTTCTGTGTCATCTGAAAGTATCTTAACTAATAAACCATTGGGGTAATCTACCTCAGCGCCAATCTCTTGTTTAATTGTCTTGGGTAAGACTGAATGAACCAACTTCTCTTCAAACTCTGAAAGCTCTTCACCAGATTGGATTTTGCGATTAACCTTCTCCCAGAGCTTGTTAATAGCTTGCTTCTTGTTGTGTTCCTCAAAAGCAGTCTTACGTCCACTGTTTCTATTACCAGCCATAATTTATATTAAAAACTATTTTTTGGCTTAAATTAGCCTTTTCTTAACCAACCAGTTATTCTCTCTTTGAGATTGTTTAAAAAGTCTCTTATTACATCTAAAAGAAGAACAGGTTTTTCTAATAGGTGATTTTTATTTTTTTCCCTCCACTCTTCGAACCATTTTTCGGTTTGCATAAGAAAAATACTATTTGTATTTTACATTTAGGGCATTTATACATTGTATAGTTACTAACAGGATTTCCACAGTTGGGGCAGTCCATTGACTGGGCTAATTGTTCTGGATATTTTAGTTCTACACGGGCTTCTTTCATAACGACTGTGTTATAATACACAAACAACTTAGAGCAAAAGCTGTATATACTATCAGCCAAAATGTTCTTTCGTTTATTTCATTCATATCAATTGGAAAGCCATATGCAAGGGGGATTTAAACCCTAAAGGTCTGGCCTTCCAATCGTGATAAATAGCTTATGGCCTATTCATCACCTGTAATGACCTTCCAACTGATATAAACGACACTATACGGCTTTCAAAAACTCTCTTGGTGGTCTACACCTGCTTGAATCGTGTAAATTAACACAGCTAATTTTATGTTTCTTTTTTACTCCCCAGATTTTTTTTGAAAATGGTTCTCTTTTCTTCCCCTTTCTGTGCTTTTTGCGTTTCTTAACAATCTTTTTGTGTTCTAATGCGTGGCACTTTTCACAAAGCGTTACCAAATCTTTTAAAATATCCTCTCTTCCCAAATTGAGATAACTTATGTGATGAACATTCAGCCTTTTTTTACTCTTACAAATTACACAACAAAAACCATCTATTGCCATTCTTTTCCATCTTGTTGCTCTCCACCAATCGGAACGCAAATAATCTTTGTAGTTATCTATCCGTATCATATTTACTGTTCTGCGAGCAAACCATTGTACTAATTTACCCTCCACCCCACGAATGGTCGTGGGATGTGCTTATGACACTATATGGGAGACCCTTTGCAGGGTGGAGAGTAAACTATACACTATAAACCATCTTCTGTGTTTTTAATCTTAATCTTGAAATATAGGATTGGTTACTTTCTTCGCTTATGTTAGCTGGGGGGATTTTAGCCCATCTTGCTATTGTTTCGCTTGTCCAGGGGGAAAATAGGTGTTCGTATCTTTCTTTTCTCATCTTTTCAGCGACCGCACGACAATAATGGCAGATACAGATTGAGTTTTCTCTTTTACAAATTACGCACATAAAAAAGTCAACAAAAAATTGACTTACTTCTTCTTACCTTTTTACGGCCTCCACAAGGCATAGACAAGCATTTTAGCGATAACCTCGCCTAATTACCTACCAAGAAGTGTCAACCACGAAATTACAAGCCGAGGCCGATAATCCGTTTTCTGACAGCTC